CATCAACCATACGGTCCAAGACCTTTGAATACACAGATTGTTTCTTGTCAAAGTAGACATATTTGTGTCCCTTCCAATACTTCACTTTGCGAATGTACAACCACAATGGCGGGTCGGCCATAGAACCCAAATCGATTTTGTAAGTTTTGGTAAAGTCTACTGAAATCATTTTCGCTCACAAGAACTCCACTTCCGTCATCACCTGCGTCAAGAACGCGACGAGGCAGACTTCGGCGTCAGCAACGAAGTTGATCTTGTACTGATAGTCAGCAATCAAGAGAACCAATGCCGGAATGGAACTTGGCTTAACCACTTCAAATGCTTCATCATAGAACTTGCGCATCAAAGATGTTGGCTCAGAATCCATGTTCTCGCCAACCCACTTGCGCATTTCCTTCCACTTCTTGGTCTTCACCAGTTCGACAAGACCCTTGAAATTCTCATCATTCATGTTGACAAGAATGCCAGAATCGATCGTTCCGGTAGCACTGTAACGCTGAAGCTCATTCAGAACACGGCGCCAGTCAGGGAAGTGCTTCATGATCACAGCAGCAACCACTTTCTGATCGAACGTCACACTTTCCTGCTCAAGAATCTGAGCAGTTCGCTTCATAAACTGACCAGCGATCTTCGGCTTATCGGCTGCCTGAATCTTGAATTCAACCACCGAACAACGTGAATGCAATGGCTGGATAATCTTGTTCTTGAAGTTACAAGTCAAGATGAAGCCACAGTTCTTGGAGAACTCCTCCATGAAGTTACGCAAGGATGCCTGCGTCAGAGGAGGCAGATAATCAGCCTCATCCAGAATCACCATCTTGCGTCCACCAGTGAGTGAAACACTGGAAGCGAAATTCATGATCTGCGTGCGGAGAGTATCGATGCCGCCGTTCATCGATGAGTTGATGATCATGTAGTCGATACCAAGTTCATCACACATCGCGCGCGCGATCGTAGTCTTGCCGGTGCCAGCGCCACCAGTGAGCAGAAGGTTTGGAATGTTGTTGTTATCAACAAACTGTTGGAAGGTTTTCTTCAGGTCTTCCGGAAGAATGGTCTCGGAGACTTTGTGCGGACGGTACTTCTCAACCCAAAGGAAATCATCGTTCATTATGTAATCTCACATCAAAAGAAGAGCCGATTGCGTTGCACAATCGGCTCGGTCATCAGACAGACTCAGTCGGTTCTTCAATCACTTCTTCAACGAAGATATCACGATCCGAGTAAACGTGAAGGATGATTCCTTCACCAAAGGTCAGCACTTTGACCTCTTCCTTCTTTCTACCTTTCTTCGAAACATAACCGACACGGAGCTTACCAGAAGCTCCAACATCAGTATGTTCTACACGCACAGCAATCGTCACTTGTCGTACTTCGAGTTGGTTTCGATCGCGATCCAGTACGTCAAGTCCTGCTTGGAATTCTTGAATTCAGAGATTCCCTTCGCACTGATGGCAACATCATAGTCACCAGAAATCAGCTTGAGGTTCTCGGACTTGTAATACAGAGCAAAGGACTTGTCGCTTTCGTGATCGACGGCAATATTGAACTCGTTGGAAGTGCTTTCCTTAGAGTTGACAGCCGAAATACGAGTCTTGGCAGAACCATCAGAACGTACAGCCACTTCCGGAACCTGTAGAACCGAAGCAGCCTTGAGCAGAGTTGCGAGCTGGCTGTCGCTGAGGTTGAATTCAACATCACGAGAAGGCAGCTTCGGGACCTTAGTGGTCGTCTTGATCAGAGACGGATCGCTGTAGTAATAGCGAATCGAGCGATTGCCGCTCGAGATCTTGACGAACTTCTCCTCGAAATCGAAATCAGGATCTTCGAACAGAGAAATCGCACCCAGAAACTGGCCGAGATCATAGATCGCGAATGGCGTATCGAATGTCTCAGCGACATTCGCAATAGCCATAATGTTGCCCTGGGCTGAAATAGTCTTGAGTTCAGAACCCGGCTCGACAACGATGCTCGAATTGATCGAAGCAAAGTTCTTCAGAACGTTCTGAGTTGCAGCAGAAATCTTCATTGTATAGCACTTCCTCACTTAGACGCCGGGAGACTTAGTGTAACGTCTCCAGGCTGACAAACGTAACCAGTAATGTTGACAGTCAGATCAAACGACATCATTCTTCTCCAATCACGGTTTCGTACAGATCACTGAATTCTTCAGCCGTCGCCTTTTCTTCACTGTAATTTTGCTTGTGAAAGATCTTGGCGAGCTTACGAATTTGCTTCTTTGGAATCTGATGCTCTTCAGCAGCCTTATCGATGGTCTCCTTCTGATACGTCTTTTCCGCATCACCGCGAGTCATCGAGTTGCTCAGTTCCTTGACAACCTTTGCCAGCTTTTCCTTGTCCATTACTTGCGTGCTCCAGCAGCAATCAAAGTGTTGGCATAATGCGCATTGAGGGACTTGACGTTGCCAGTCCAATTCCAGTTGTCCATGACATATTGCTGGAAGCGTTGCTGATCCAATTCGATCACGTCATCAACCGAGAATTCCAACATGGTGATAACCGTGTCGTAATCCCGGGTGTGATTCTCCGGAAAACCACCTGGCAGGTGTGGAATACCACGCCATGGATCCGAACTGACAAACTTGCCGTGCTTGCGCACTTCTTTCAGAGCCTTGGCCAGACCTTCTTCCATCTGAAGCCAATAACCCTTGACTGCAAGATCATACTCAGAAGCATGATCTTCGCGATTCTTCTTGAGAGTTTCAAGAAGCTTGAGACGATTAACCTTGATTACATCCATTACCAAAACCTCACTTTTTCTTGATTTTCGAAGGATCGACTGTTGCAGATGCACCGATAGATGCAATAGCAGCAAGCGAACCGCCAAACGTATAGGTGCCTGTGTGAGTCAACTTCATCCACGGGCACAGGAATGTCTTCAAACCGACCTTGCGTGTCCACTGGCAGAACATGTAGTCTTCTGACAGATAGCGCTTCGTTTCAGGATCGATGACTGCGTCGAAGAAAGCACAAATTTCGCGCGAACCATCGAAATGTTCTGTGCGAGCATGATCCGGACGATAGAACTGTTGTGGGTATGCTTCACCAAACTTGACGAGCGTCTCACGACGAATCATCATGAATCCAGTGCCGATCTCCAAAACTTCAGCAGGTTCATCCAGGCGAATTTCCTGGACACCATCCTTGAACACCGGAGAGAACACGTAGTCACCGACGAACTGATCCAAATCATTCGGATTCTGATCAGCATATCCCTTGTCTACAGCAGCCTTGATCTTTTCCCAAGCAATGCACTTCTTGGGATATGGGCCACCGATGATGTCATAAGGTGACTCATCTGACTGCAGAGCCAGAAGAGCAATTACGTCATTCGGGTCGAAGCCAATGTCGGCATCAATGAACATGAGATGCGTCATTCCAGAGCGCATGAACTCATCGGCAGCGTAGTTGCGTGCACGAGTAATGAGTGATTCATTGAAGAGATAATAGCAACGCATCTGGATGCCATAGCGCATGCACAGAGCAGTCAGATCTTGCATCGAGCGTGCGAAGGCACCCGTGCACTGGCCACCATACATCGGTGTTGCTACGAACAGGGACCGCTTCTGTAGGTCCGCAATTTCAACTTTGATTTCCATTCCCACCTCAGTTAACTGGCGTCAGAAGCTTTCCACCACGACCTGGCGTGATGATCTTGCGCGTCGCGGAGATGTAGTCGTCGTAGATCGACGGCACAGGATCAACCGGAGCAAATAGCAGGCTTGACGACCAGAGAACCATCGAACTTGCTGCTGAGGTGTACGGCATGTATGGTACAAATACTAGCTTGCCTTCACGATGATCAATACCAATACCAAGCACATCGCTCAGAAAATACGCACCTTCTTCTTCCTTCTCAACGGTAGCGATAATTTCTTCGCCAATAACGGTCTTAAAGACCTTCACACATACACTCATCATTACCTCACAAATTGTTTACGCAAGGATTCAAGTTTCTTGCGTTTTGCCATTTTCTTCAAGGCAAGATTCCTTGCCATAGGACCAGCTAAATCCAGGAAATTCTTGCCTTCCTGATGATCAAACTCATGTTGGAAGATTCGAGCAGTCATACCCGTGAACGTGTGTGTTACCGTTTCACCATTCGGTTGAGTGAATCGAACCTTGATATTCTTTGGACGTTTGACTTTCACAAACACGCCAGGGAACGAAAGACATCCCTCATCCAACATCACTTCTTCGTTGCCAACATCAACGATCTTCGGATTGAAACAGACTGTGATGGGATTTGTTGCCATAGCAAACACGCGATATGGCAACCCGATCTGGTTTGCAGAAATGCCAACTCCCTTGTACTTGATCAGTGCTTGTGCGAGCAGATGAGACAACTCAACAGGATCAGTGGGAGGATTAGCAAAATCAAATACGGTGGTGGGATGAGAAAGAATCGAATCACTCTCAGGCACCAGTGCAGGAATTTGGAGAACGGGTCTATCATTCATCAGAAAAATTGATCAAGTGTTTGAACCTGCTGCTTTACAGCCTCAGGATGATATTGCTCAAGGAGGGATTGTCCGCCAGCATAGGCTGACAGATAGTCATACCATTCTTGCTGTTCGAACATAGACGGAGAAACACCGTTCCATTGCGGACGCCATTCGGGATGGCTTTCGTTCAGACGACGGCTTTCTACATAGTCACGGCGCGCAGTTTCGTATTCCCAGCTACCAAGGTCAAGCATCTTTTCGCGAAAATACGCGACGATACTCATGCGTTCGATGCCTTCTGGATTACCATCTACTGCTTCTATCGGAGTATTGCCATGAATAGCATCGTGGTTAGCAATAAGGAGCAAATCACCAGGACGAATGTTGATAGCAACACGATACTCAGGAAGAACGAGATAGCCACCTTTGAAATCCTTGCCAGTTGAGATGACACCAAGATTCGAAAATCCAGAGCCGAGATCGCCTGCGTCAAGGTGCGCTGCCGTGCGGAATGTCTTGTTCACCGTCAGAGTGGTGAACACCGTGTCCTCACCAACGAGGAAACGCTTGTCCAGGCGATCTGCGGCTGCTTTCTGGTTAGCAAATCGACCAGGAAGAAGTTTCTCAAAACACTTATTTAGCTTGCGCAGATAAGGAAAGCTTTTGGCAAACAACTCAGGATTTTTCGCATTGTATGCGCAAGAGCGTCCATACGGATAGCGTGGATAGCGATCAAAGAAACCTGCCACGCCAGAATTGACTGGGTTGGCATAAGTGGTTTGGCTGATGCAGGTCTTCGCGTAGTCCCGAGCTACAACCGATCGTTCTTCAGATGGCAGATCAATTACAGACTCAAGCCACCGATCGAAGAAGCCTTCGTATTCTTCTCCGCTCTTAAGTATCTTGGAGCGAAGCCATACGAGACCGCGCGAGGAGTCCTCTTTGTACGAAGCCTTAGCCTTGATGTGAGCACGAATTGGATCTTGACCATCAAGACGTGCAGAAGGCTTCATCAGGATGTCAAGCGCATCCAATTGCCAATCTGTAACCCATTCACGACCTTGCAACTTTTCTCCTTTCGGACCAGCGGCAAGACCGCGATTTTGGGTCTCAATTGCTGCACCAATCAGACCTTCATGTACACCTTTCTGATCTGCTGCAGAAAACACACCTTGGCGAAACTTGAAAAGACACACGGTCTCATCTGCACCAACTTCGCCATCAAGAGAATTCACACGAGCATAAGCAT